AGGCTTTATCAGTCTGTCAGTGCGTCCTAAAGAACAGACACGCCAATCTAGCCAACCAACCCCAAAAGCCAAAGCTCAAGACTTTGACGATCTTGATTTTTAAGGAGCAACCATGAAAAAAGTATTAGCAGCGATTGCCCTGGCAACAGCAGCAACAGCAGTGTGGGCAACATGCACCACTCACAGTTACACCATGAACGGTCGGTTTGTCACTTGCACAACTTGCTGTTATGGAAGCAACTGCACGACAAACTGTTTCTGATTTTTGGCCGAAAGCGGATGCTGGTTATTGGGGAAACGTGCCTGAGACTACAGAGAGACACCAGACGCAGCGAGTAGGCCAACTTATAAGTAAGTTAGTGAAGTTATCGCAACTCACTAACTTCTTAAATATCTTTTAATATCTGAAAAAGGATAATGCAATGCAAGAAAATGAAATGTACAAGATTGAAAAGAAAATACCTTTTAATAAACCAAAGAAAAAAAAACAATCTGCAAGTAAATACCCATTCCAAAAGATGATGAGTGGCGATTCATTTTTTGTAAAAGGTGATGCAAAAAAAATTCAATCATTGAGAATGAGTTTGCATTTTTTCAAAAAGACAACAAATATGAAATACATCTACAAAACACGCAGAACTGAAACAGGCGTGAGAGTATGGTGTTTGATGAAGGATTCAAAATGAAAGAGACACAATCTTTTCAAATGACCGAGTTCTTGGTCATGCAGTGGGCACAAGATCGTGGAATCTACGAGAACGGTACAGCACTAGGCCAAGCCAGCAAAACAGTTGAAGAAGCTTGTGAGCTACTGGTTGCTATTGCCAACAATGACAAAGAAGAGATTGCTGATGCTATTGGTGATGTGATGGTCACCCTGGTCAACGTAGGTGTGTTGTGTGACCTAGACTTGCGTCAATGCTTTTATAACGCTTACAAGGTCATAGAGCCACGCAAAGGCTACATGAATAAGGCTGGCGTTTTTGTTAAGGAGTCGTGATGCTTTGCGATACCTGTGTAAATTCAATTCATTGCGTGAACCTTGGGCATTGCAGTTTAAAGGCATCTGCCCTTGATAAACAAGTCTCAGGCAATCACTACAAAGACAAAGGCATCCAGCCCATTGTTTACATCCATGCAAATGATCTAGGCTTTTGTGAAGGCAACGTAGTGAAATATGTCACTAGACATAAATCCAAAAACGGCGCTGCTGACATACGCAAGGCCATTCATTACTTAGAGTTGTTGCTTGAGTTGGAATACAAAGATGACACCCCTGCTGCCTGATGTTTGTCGGTGTGAACCAGTGTTCCCTGATAACTATTGCAAAAACTGTCGGCGTTGGCTCAGTCACCCTGAACAAGTGACTAGTCCACGTACTCCAATTGTCAGGGTAGAAACAAGTACATCAGAATCTTGCTACTACATTCCAGTATCACTCTTGAAGAAATAGGGCAATCTCAGCCTTACGGCGTTTAACGAGTCCTGGCAGTACTCGGCCACCACCCTTGGTCCAAGACATAAAAGCCTCAGCAGCACCCTCCCAATCGCCTCTATTAGCCTTTATGCGAATAGTGGAGCGTTGAAGGTTGCCTAATCCAGCATTAAAGGCAAAGCTGACCAAAGCGTCAAAGCTGCCTTGACGGCCAACCACGCTGGGAACAAGTCGTAAAACACCACGTTCAAAAGAAGCGACATCCTTGCTGAAGAGATCATCAATTTCTTGCTTTGACCAAACACGGTTGTCCCCTTGTCTCAGTGAATACTTCTTGCGAATAACAATGTTTGGTTTGTCAGTAACAACAGGCAAACGGATTTGATCCTGGTACAAGACATGGCCGTAACCAATGGTCCAGATGTCTGCTGGGCAAAGGTAAGGTTTATTGCGAAAACCCTCATACCGATGCATGAGGTCTAGGCCAGCTTTGCTTAACTTCACTTCTTGCTCCAGCCACGAGAGCCAAACCAAAACCCTAGTATGCCACCAAGCATTGCCATTTCATCAACGCTAAAAATTAAATCTGAGTAGCGGATGATGTCATCAATGCTAGTGATTAACCCAGGTTGTTGATAAAGATAAAACGCCATGAAAGCATTGATTGCCACCAGCTCAAAAACAAAAATGTAAGTGACAGTAGGGCGAACAGTGCCGACATAGTTGGCAACCCATTTACTGGCCTTTTCAAGCACCTTTTCATCATGGGCAAGAGCCGCCTCAGTCATCTGGGCATCAGTCTGCATCTGGATCTGATCGGTTCGGACCTCTTCAATCTTCAATTGAGCAGCAAAACCAGCAGCAGCCATTTGCAACTCACGTTCGGTCTGCATCTGCGCTAATGCCAGTTCGTGCTTTTGGTCAGCCTTGTTTTGAAAGTACTCCAGCAGTTTAGGAAGGCCAGAGATCAACAGACCCCCAAGTGTTGAGAATAGTGAAAGCATCAATTACCCCTTTTAGTCAACATGGCGCTGGCAATCTCCAGCATGAAACGAATTTGGTCAAGGTTTTGTGGTTGCTCTGCCCAACCCACTGTGATCTGGCCTACAAAACGATGTGAGTCAGGTGGAACACTTACTCTACAGGTGTACCCCACCCCCTTTTCTAAATACCAAAGCCCAACCTCAGACTGAGCGTAGCGGTATTCTCCGCAGGGTATTTCGTTGGTCATCAACTTAACCACATCTGAGTTGTTGGATGTGTTTTGAGAGAACAGTCCTACATCGATGTCTTCAATCGTTTTGTCCCTGCCATCCTTGGTGTATGCCCTGTACAGCACACGACTGTTGAACAAAGGATTGACCTTAAACACTGCCACAACAGTAGCCCCCGTCTTCTTGAGCAGCATTGAACTGGCATCATCGGCTCGTGCTGTGTTGATCTCGGGCAGCTTTTTAGACTCCTTGTACGCATCAAACATGAACTCTTGGTTCTGCCACAGAAAGTACCCGGCAAAGGCCACCACACCCATGATGAGGATGGCAAACAGCTTGAACGGGCTGTCTACATAGGTCAGCACCTTGTCAATGATGGACTCAGGTTTTTCGCTCATCGCAAATGCTTCATGTAAAGAACAATGCCGCCAACCAACAAGGCAGTCAAGATAACAACCCCTACACCAATGGCAATGTATTCAGCCATGTCCTCAAGCTGTTGCTGCCGCCTTTTTGCTTCTCTGGCAGCTTCTTCCTTGGCTTCCCTGCGTCTACGTGCAGCAGCGGCTTGGAACTTTTGCCAATCGCCCCACATCCCTGGTCTGCCAGCGTAGACCATCCGTTCACGCAGTTCAACTTCTTGAGCGTTCAGTTGCTCCAGCGCCATGAATTCTTCTATGTCGGAGCCGCCACCCTTCTTGGTGGCTCTTTCTTGGATCACCGCCTTGTTGTCAAAGTAGTCAAACACTCGAGAGCCAAGTGCAGACAGTTCCTTGCCATTTGCCAACGCGCCTTTTATTACTGCAAAGGCCGCATTAGCAGCAGCAAGTTCGGCAAGCATTACGGGCTCCTAAAAAACGGGATTAGTATAAATGCACACCAAGCTATCAAAGCAACCACCATGACCGCAGCAATAAAGCTAACGGTCCAGTCTTTCATTTAAATTGATCTTTAACTGCTTGCCAGTAAATAGCAGCAACAGTACATAAACCGCCAATGTAGATGATTGGCTTTGCAAGCTTACCGAGTGTCTCAAGGACTAGAAAAGCACCAGATGCTGCTTGGAATGCTGCAACCACACCTTGTGTGTTGTGATCAATACGGTCAACTTTCTCTTCAACCAAGATAAGTCGAGCGTATATCTCTGCATGGGATACTTCTTTTTCCATGATTATCTCGGGTAAGCGGATGGAGGAGCGATACCACGACCAGCACCAACCTTGCGAATGTATTCCTGCTCTTGACGCAGTTTTACAGCTTGTGGTGACTGAGCGTAAGGGCTTCCCAATAGCATAGCATTAGCCATACTTGGAACATTGCTAGACCCCTCACCAGCACCGGACATCATAAATCCTGGGGGCAAGACGGCTTCAAGCAAGTTAGCCCCTGCCATACCACGTTGACCGGGAGTCTCGGCTTTGGCAAGATCAGTAACGGCCATCAAAGCACCCACAGTACCAGCAACTTTTACAGGCTTTGTACCAGCAGATGTTTTCTTGGTAATGCCGGGAGTGATCTCAGCAGGAGGCAAACCAGCAGCAATCATTTCAGCACGAGTGGCCCTCCCCAACATTTTGTTGATCTCTTTTGATTGCTCAATAGCAAGCTCGTTTGTCAAAGGAAAGGGGCTATTGATATATGCCTTGGTGTATTCAGCTTGACCAATGTTTTGACGGGGTGTGTCAATGTATTGAGCGCCTGGAACAAAAGCATAACCACGAGGAACAGCATCTACAGATGCATATTCAGTCTTAAACTTTGGCTCACCCTTTTTGTTTAAGGCGGCTTCTGGACCCTGACCAGCAAATGCAGGTTTACCAGTACCTGTAAGCAGTTCCTTAGGTGGTGCAACAGGTTGCGTTGGTGCTGCACCAGTAACAGGATCTGGTGTCTGTTGGATCATCTCTTTGACGGTATCGTTGACGATACTTGTCACAGGAGAGCCGGGACCAGCAGTAGGCGTTGCAGCAGGAGCATCTATAGGCGCTGCTGTAATAGGGGTAGAGATAGGCTCAGGAGGGGCTACAGGGGCTGTTTTAAAAGCAGCGTCCATCTCGGCAACAGTTGGCGGCATAGTAGGTGCTACTGGTGCTACAGGCTGTGCAGCCTTCAAACGATCAGCACGATTTTGAACCTCTTGAGGGGTCAGGTTAGTTTGCTGTAGAGGAGTTGGGCTTGCATTTGGTGTTGGAGATGGAGTAGCCTCAAACGGAATATCAATTGTTCGGTCAATCTCTGGAGTTTTGGTTAACCAACGATCTTTGATTGATTGGTAAACCTTGGGAGCAACAACACCAGCACCATACAAAGTGCTTGCCAAACCAATACCTGCACTGGCAGCAGTTACGATTCCTGCTGGAGAAGTAAAAAAAGTTGGAATGTTAAAAGTTTGGTCACCAATGTTTAACTCTGTGGTTGTGGCTTGCTTTACTTTCTTGTCATACTCTTCACGCAATTTACGAGTAGATTCAGCAAACGTGTCATCCATAGCAGGGGCAGGAGCTGCGCCAGCAGGAGGAGCAACAACAGGAGCAGTACCTTTTAACTCTGAATCAATTTCTTTATCAGAGTAGCCAGCAGCCTTAGCTTCAGCACGGAATTTAGCTTCATCAAATGCCATCATTAACCTCCAGCTTGTTTCTTGAGATCAGACAAAGAAGGTCTGGCCTTTGGTTTGGGTTGTGATTGAGGAGGGGCAACAGGAGCAGTTGACCTTGCAGGTTGTGCTACGGGCACTGTTTCTTGTTGTGGAAACTTTACATCAATTGAAGGATTAAATGGGATGCTTCTTGCAGTGAACTCTTGGTTCATTACTTTGCCAATCTCATCAGCATAGAACTTGCGGATCTCTTTGGACAAAGGCTGCAAAGTGTAGTTTGTACCAATCTGTCCAGGCAAAGGAACAGTGTTGGTACGGGTGTGACCATCAACAGCATTGCGGCGGTATTTGATGTAGTTCTCCATCTGGTCTGCGTTCTGCAAACCAGTGAGAGATTGAGCCAAAGTTTGAGCTTGCTTGTCAATAAACGATGCAGATGTTGGAAGAGAAATGAACGATGGCTTACCGTATTTATCGGTAGCATTTGACAACTCGACACCCATTCGTTGACTGTTCTCAATCACTCTACGCAATTGTTGTGCAGCAACAGGATTTATCTTGCCAAGACGCTCTGCTTCAGAAAGACTTGCCATTGTTTGAGCAGCATTTTTTGACGATTCAGATCCGACAGTGTCTGTTTCTTGCAGGGATTTAAGCTTGCTGGCATCAATTTTAAAGTTGTTGTCCTTGCTGACCAACTGATCGCCTTTGACTTCCAAAGAAGTGCCAATCAATTTAGGGTTCAAACGCAATGCACTGGCAATTCTGTCATCAACTTTTACAGATTCACCACGGGCAAGAGCATCAGTTAATTGGTTCAATGCGCTTTTGCTGATTGATTGAGAACTTGCTTGTCCCATAGACTGACTTACAGAGCCAACAATTTGGTTGTACAGCTTGGGATCAAGGTCAGTCTTAAACTTTTGAAGCACGTTGTAGTTTTCTTGCAGCAAAGGTTTTTGACCTTGCAGCAATTGATACCAGTTGTTGGCTTGCTCTTCTTCTTTGACAAAAAGTTCTGAGCTTTTTGCACGAGTTAAAGCGTCTGTTTTGCCTTTAAGTGTGTTTTCCCAAGAAGAAATACCACCAACACGTTCTGCATATTCTTCTTTGGACAGGTTGCGTTTGAGCTTGGGATCAAAGTAAGACAAAGCCTCACCAAGAGCATTGTGAGTTTCTTCAATCTGATTACCGTTGTTGTCGTAACTGATCTTCTTGGTAATGTCACCACCAGTTATCTGTTTGACAGCACCCATCTTGTCGCCCAAAACATATTTCAACAAAGCCGTTCCAAATTTAGGATTGTCAGCAGTAGTTTGAAATACGTTTGCAACTTGTATATTGCCTTCTGGCGTACCTACACCGCCAGCTTTTTCAATTGGAGCAACAAGCTTATTGAATTCAGCAGTGCCCTTTTCAATTGTCTGAGCAAGACGCATTGCCACTTCAGAAGCAGGAGTTCCGATTGTGTCTTTGGCAATCTGAGTTAAGCCCTGTACATCCCTGTTTTCAATTGCAGCATCAGCAATTGCATTCGGGTTTTGTACAGTAGCGGGTTGAGGCTGCATAAGTTCTTGCATGATGTTTATCCCATTCCCATAAATTGACCAGCAATCTTTTGTAGTTTGCCGTAGCCTGGAACATTTTTGTAAGCATCTGGAGATATAGCCATTTGATTACTTGCGTCAGGAGCCAATGGATTGAAATCATTTGGATTAGTGACACTGATAGGAGCCGTTGGTTGTTGCACAGGAGGCGCTCCTGTCCATGTTCCATTTAAGATTTGCTCACCAATATCTTGTGGCATTACTTCAGCGCCTGGAATTGGATTTACAACTACACCAGCAGGGTTTGCAGGTGATACGGGCATCATCGGTGCAGTTTGCATCTGAGGAGGAATAGCAGGGATAGGAGCAGCACCAACAGGAGCAACAGCTCCAGAAGGAGCTTTATATTCATAACCCCCCTGCTTGTTTTTGCTAACACCTTTTTCGTTAAGAAATTTTTCCAATCCTGATTCTTGAATGGCGTAGCCCGTTAAAAAACTTTTTGCAGCCTTGCCAATTTCAGCCAAAGGACTCTGCCCCATGTACTTACGAGGATCTCCAAAACTTGCGCCAAAAGGTGTTTCTCCTGCCATGATGTCCCCTTAGAAGCCGAAGCCCTTGCTGGTTGTTTTCTGGCCTTGTGTACCAGTAAAACTTGGTGTGGTCGATGCCTGTGGAGTACCGTAGATCACAGATGCGTATTTGGACAACACATCTTGTGGCGCACCAGCAAATCCAATACGGCTTGCAGCAGACTGTTGAGCAGCAGACAAACCACTTTGACCAGCACCCAACAAAGACTCAGCAGCACGTTGACGTTGCCCTTCAATGCCAGCAGAGGTCTGAGCAACAACAGAGCCCATACGCTGCTCACCAAGGCTTGCAAGGTTGCGAGAAGCCAATGCTTGACGGGAAGAACCCATACCACCAGCACCACCAAACAAAGCAGCCTGAGAACCCATTTGCTCACGGATCTCTTCACGAGCAGGTTGCAATGATGCTTGGATCTGCTGTTCTTTGTACTCAGGGCTAAACAGGTTTGTCAGACCTTGCATACCCTGCAAGTAAGCTTGAGATCCACCAGCCTCTTGCAAAGCACCAGCACGACCAGCAACATTCATTGCCGTTTGAGCAGCAGTGGTTGTAGCAGGGCTTACTTGCCCATAAACATCACCAGCCATGCCAATGGTCTTTTGATACTCTGGCAATGCTGTACCAGTAAGGAATCCAGTTTGTGCCCGTAAAAGCTCTTTTTGCTCTTCGGTTACTACTGGTGCTGAGGTTGAACTACCTTTACCGCCACCCATAATTAGCCCTTGCCTTTCCCGCCACTATTAAGTGACTGCTGAGGTTGAATAGACGCATTATCCCACTGTCCAACAGTATTTGGATACATGTTTGGTTGACCCATCTTTGGCTGACCACCCTGACCAGGGTAGGTTACTGAAGAACCTTTCCCAGTTCCTTGTTGGATTTGCTGTTGTACAGCAGGAGCAGCCATCTCTACAGGGTTCTGTTGACTAGGCTGTGGAGATGCAAACCCCTTTCCTTGAGGTTGTGTAGACGATGCTACTTGTGCAATTGGTGATCCCATGATTTATCCTTGTGGAGGTGTAGGCCAAATTACATTAAATGGATAGCCTGATTGAGAGGTAATGTCTCTAAGTTCTTGCCTATAAGTTGACCATTTTAATTGTTGTTCTGTTGTCAAAGGATTATTCGGAATTTGAGTCCAATCACTTGCGTACAGTAATTTTTGTCTTTTCGGCAAAACATAAGAAATAGCCAAGTTTTCATCTTGAACCCATTGTTTTGTAAAAAAATCAAAAATTGAATATTGATTAGGCTTTGGTGGAATTTCAATTGCCTCACCATTTTCAATGTAATATTCCGAATCATTTATTGAGCCTTCAAAATAATTTTCACCATCTTGCAATTGAGATTCAATATTATCTGTTTGTACAATTCTTAAAATTTGCCCAGTTGTTTCAAAGTAAATTGTGTAAATCATCGTTTTGTCTCAATCGCAAAAAGTGAACGATTAGAAATACCAGCATATGTATTTGGAGATCCAATAACATCAGTTTTGACTTGCAGTCTATATGTATAAGTTCCTGCTGTTGGTGTATCGCTAAAACTCATTGCTGGATTATTTGCTGATGATTGCATTAATTCGGTTGAACCTCTAACAAGCCTAAACTTTGGAACATATACAACACTGTCAGTGCCATCAAGACCATCTCCTAAAAGAGCATTTCCTGAAGAGGAAACATAAACTTGACTGCCACTTGTTGTAATAGTTAAAGTTTGTGCATCTTGCCATGTTGCATTAGCAGTATTGCGATAATTAGATGCCGTAAAAGCACTTGATGTTAAAGTTACCGCATTTAAATTTATATTGCCTGTTGCAACTACGTTTCCATTTAATGTCATTTGTGTGCCATTAAATGAAATATTTGTGCTTGAATTACCAAAGGCAAAGTTGCCAGATGAATAAAGCACACCACCTGAACCCGTCATCGTAGTGTTGCTAATAGCTGCTGTGTTAGCTGTAAATGTTCCTGTGACATTTAAGTCGCCTGTATCGGCAGATACAGCAGCCAATTGATCTACGCTTAATTTGTCAGCGGAAATCGTGTTGGCAGAAATCTTGTCGCCAGTGATCGTGTTTTGAACAATCAAACTACCAGTGATGTACGTCTGAAACAAAGCCCAAGCAGTTGTATATCGGTACACAGCAGCATTGTTAAAGTTGTTGTACGACACAGTACAGATATCACCAGCAACAGGATTACGGCCAAGCAGGGTATTGACCTCTGCATTGGTTGGTGCAGAACTGTCGTTAGCAACACGAGTGATCACATAGGTGGCAGCACCATTAGATCCGTTTGTACCTGCTGTTCCGTTTGATCCAGCAACACCGACAATGTAAGCATTGCTTGTGTTCCAAGTGATGGTTGTTGTACTTGTGGTCAAAATGTCTGCATAACGGACAGAACAGCCATACAAGAAAAATCCAGGGCTAGATGAGCCAGGAGTTATGCTCCATCCGTTTGGAATTGTAGGGATAGTAAATGAGCCATCAGCCCATGTGTATGTGGATGTGTCAGATGGAAAAGTTGTTGGCGTAGATGCCGCCCATTGGGACAACTCAAGAAAAGCTGTTCTTGATCCATTTTGACCAGGATTACCATTTGATCCAGAAGCACCAGCAGGAACTGCTGTATTGGCATTCCAAGTAACGCTACTTGTTGCCGAGACGTTTGAGTCAGCATACAAAGTTCGAGCAAGCCAAAGTGTTTGCCCAAGAACAGCAGCAGGAGGAGTCAAACTCCAGCCATTCAATACAGAAGGTGCTGTGTATTGACCTGTTGCCCAAGTGTATGTAGACGATCCTGTTGGGAATGTTGTAGGCGCATTCACAGACCATTGGTAAACATCAAGAATTGCAGTCCTTGTTCCATTTAATCCGTTTGTGCCATTTGTTCCATTATTGCCTGATGCACCAATAACGTATGCGTTGCTTGTGTTCCAAGTAACTGTAGACGTTGTTGTTGTTAGGTTGTCTGTATAGCGTACAGAGCAAGCAAAAAGGAAGAATCCAGGGCTAGACGAACCGGGGGTTAAGGACCACCCATTCAAAGTAGTTGGAGCAGTAAATGACCCGTCAGCCCATGTGTAGGTTGAATTGCCAGCAGGAAAAGCAGTAGGAAGAACTGCTGCCCATTGATACAACTCAAGGAAAGCTGTTCTGCTTCCGTTTGTTCCGTTGGTTCCATCATTGCCATCAACACCAGCAGCAGATATGGCATATGCAACAGTGGCATTCCATGTGATGCTTGTTGTTGCCGTGACGTTGGTATCAGCATAGATAACCCGAGCCACCCATAAGGTTTGCCCAAGGATTGCTGCCTGAGGAATGATGCTCCACCCGTTAGCAACACCGGGAGTTGTGAACTGACCTGTTGACCATGTGTATGTGGAGTTTCCTGATGGAAATACAGTCGGGGCTGCTGCTGACCATATATACATCTCAAGAACTGCAGTTCTTGTGCCGTTAGTTCCATCACTTCCATTGTTGCCGTTGTTACCAGCAAAGCCAACAACAAAAGCAGTACTGGTACTCCAAGTTACTGTAGATGTTGCAGAAATGTTTGTATCTGAATAGCTGACAGAACAAGCATACAAGGCGTAACCGGGGGTAGCTGCTCCGGGAGTTAATGACCAAGAATTAGGAGTTCCTGGTGCTGTAAATGTTCCATCTGCCCATGTATATGTTGAGGTTCCAGATGGGAACGTAGTGGGGGTAGTTGCTGACCATTGATAAACCTCAAGGTAGGCAGTTCTTGCTCCATTTTGTCCATCAACACCAGCAGCAGATATTGGCGTTGCAGTAACAACAGTCCAAGTGATAGAAGATGTTGCAGATGTATTTGTGTCAGAAAAGATCTGACGAGCAATGTACAAATTCTGACCAAGTACAGGTGTTGGTGGAGACAGGCTCCATCCATTCAATGATGCAGGAGCGGTAAATTGTCCTGTTGCCCACGTATACGTAGATGTGCCAGATGGGAAGGAAGTTGGAGGTGTTGCACCCCATTGGTAAACATCCAGAATTGCTGTTCTGGTTCCATTCAAACCATTGGTTCCGTTTGTTCCATTAATACCATCTGTACCGTTGTAAGCAATGGCTCGAATTGGATTTGCTGTATTTGTCCAATCCAATGTAGACGTTGTTGTTGTGGCAGATACGTTTAATGGAACAGTAATGCTCCACAGAAAGTTACCGGGGGTAGTGTTGCTAGGAGCCTCTGTAGACCACCCAGAAGGCGCTGTATATGCACCAGTAGACCAAGTGTAGGTAGAAGTGGTTGCTGGCCTCGTAGGAGGCGTAGACGATCCTGTCCAAATGTAGATGGTTGGGAAAGCAGACATCAGTCCGTTTGCACCAGCAGTACCAGCAGCACCATCATAGACAACAGGCAAGATTATTTGCTTGGACAATGGAGAAATTAGATTTGATCCATTGACAGTCAGAGTGACAGTAACGCCAGTAGACGATGACGTTGGCGTGATAACCACTGAAGAAGAAGTTGAACTGGTAGGAGTTGCACCAGAAATTGTCCAGCTATATGTTGGAGATGTGATGTTTGCTATGACAGCAGACAAGGTTGCATTTGCTGGAGTAAAAGCACCACCAGCATTTTGAACAAATGCAGTAAAGCCAGTAATGTCTATGGTTGGTCCAGGAGCACCATTTGTTCCGTTAGTGCCGTTGGTTCCATTAGTGCCAGCAGCACCAGGGTCAGTAAACACCAGTTGGACAGTAGCAACACCAGCTTGAGCAACAACCCCTACACCGTTTTTGTATCGGACAGGAACAGTAATGTAAGCAGGGCTTGCAGACATTGCAGTTGGATTAGGCCACTGAGCAAAATCACCAGCATCAGTTGGATCTCCAATGGTGATGTTGGTTTTGGAAATGTCAGCGTAACCAGTGGTTGAACTGTTACCAATTCTCCAAGTGCCATTTACAAAGTTGACGGCAGTATCTGTTTGAGCATCAACAAAAGGAACAACAGCACTTGCGTCTGTTGCATACATTGTGGGGACAATGTTTGTGAAAACAGGTGCTAAAGGAATTCCAGATCTAGGAACCTGCAATGTGTTTGGCGTGAAGTAAGGAACAAAAGCTTCTGCAATAACAGGGATGTTGCCAGATGTAACCACATCCAAGTCAATAGAAGAGCCAGGGTCCACAAGCCAACCAGCATCAGGAGCAGTAACAGAAACCTCAAACTGGATCTGTCGACCACCAGTGCTGACATACCAAAGAGACTTGGTTACACCAAAACCACCAGCAGCTTCATACCAAATGTAGTCAGCATGGTTGCTTGATTCACTTGGATCATTGTTGTTGCGTAATCCAAAGTACAGACGGTTTGCAGGGCTGTTGCTAAAGTTAACAGAACCATCAAAACTGTCGGCATACTTAACTGCCATGTACTTGTACAAGTAACCTGAAACTTGACCAGTAGGCCCAATAACTTGTCCTGTATTGGGATCGGCAGATATGTTGGCCCCAAAGTTTCCAAGCAAATAGTTAATTGCCTCAGAAAGCTCTGAAGTACTTGGGCTTGAATCAAGTGCGAATGGCATTAGAAAGCGTCCTCAACAATAGTTGCTTGCCAGTTTAACGCTGTTAGATTCCATGTGTTAGTTGCATCATTAGATTCAACTTTAACAGACACTGTACGAACAGCATTTTGCTGAGTTGTTACCCAAGGGCTGTTAGTGTCAATTTGGGTCACACCTGATTGACCATATGTTGGTGCTTGAGCAGTAGAGTTTGATCCACCTACAGCAATGTTGATAGCACCAGTACCAGAGATCTCCGGTAGCAATCTGTGTGTGTACACCTTGGAACTGTAAGGAATCGGACCCTTGTCTGTTTGCAAAACAATGTTGTTTCTTTCAAACAATGCAGGAATTGGTGCTGAGTTGATAAACGAGTTACCAATGTTGGTCTGAATCAGCTTTTGGCTTGCTACACCACCACAAGCATAGGTAACCACACGAGATGCCTTCTTGAACGATCCTGAGATGAACTGAGGCCCTTCAGCACCCATGCAAGCATTGGCAATGTCTTTAGGAGCATTCCAGATCTGCAAGTCATAGCGGTATGACAACATCTTGTTGCAGTAACCAGTAGAAGTCAGGTCAGGATAGTAAATCTCAATCTGGTTCTTTTGAGTGTTGTTAACCATAAAAATACGGTCAGAGTAAGTTGTACTCAGGTTACTGTAAAAGTAATTCTTGACCTTTTGGTTACCCAATGATTGGAAGTTTGCACCATCAAAGACCCAGATGTCTCGAGCATCTACACCATAAACACTTGCATCTGCGTTTGACCAACAGTTGTTGTTGATCAACCCACGACCCTGGTTAAACAAACGAACACCGAATACTGGTGCTGTGGAGTTCTGGTAGTTAATGGGGGAGAAAACTACTGTGTCCCAATAGGAGCAAGCGTAGAAGTTGCCACCAAAAACAAAGCCATCAACCAATGGTCCACGAACAGGAACTTCTTGTTCGTTAGCTACGTTTGAAAGAGTTGGCTCCCATGTTTCAGGATAACCTGTCAAACCGAATGCTTGTGACCAACGTACAGTTGTTGGGTAGTTGGTTGAGATGCCACCACTGATCTTAGTAATGTTGCCAGCAATCAGAATGTTTCCTACGTTAGGAGAGCAGAAATTTCTGACAAACTCAGCAGTAGTTGAAGTAACTCCTGGCTCATAGTTCCATCCAGCATTTGATGAGACAGTGATCTCGTTAGCTGTTGGCAAGAAATACATTGGATTGCTCAATGTATCGTTGATAAAGAAAACACCCCCAACAACAGAGACAGTGATGTTTAAATCAGCAGTGTAGCCAGTAAGGAAAACACTAGGATTTCCACCAACACCAGGAGTAATGTTGGTAATCCCAGAAGAGGTCAACATGTACCACCGACCTTGGCTAGAAGAGTTTCTAGTAGCGACGATGTAAACCCATTGAGTTTCAGACCTATAACCACCTTCCATGAAGATAGGCTCATTAGGAATGACACTCAGAATCTCTTGTACACCAA